GTCTGAGTGGTAACTCTTGAACCAAGTGTTGTACCGATTGGTATGCTGTAAAGTATCTAAATGGATTAGTGCCTAGTCTGTCAAGTCCATCTACAAAATCTTGTAAATCATTTTCGTTAAGCTCATAAGAAATAAGCTCTAGTGTTGTTCCTGTCCTAGATGTGTACAGGTATAGCCAACTGAGGACAGCTCGGTCAACTTTTTTGTCTACCTTTATGGTAGGAATAATTTTAAACTTGCGCTGCTTCGTAAGTTCAATTCGTAAAAATATGTCTGTAGTAACGAGTATTCTTTTTGGCAGTTCGTTACTTATGTCCCCGTGCTTCACGGGGTTAGAATACCTCTATCTTACCGAACTTTATAATGAACTCGCGGAACCGTGAATTAGAAGACCGCGCTTTGTCTGCATCTTCTTTCGATGCACGATTAGATATTTCTAGAGGATAGTTGCCGTTGTTATTTTCAATACGGGCTTTGACAAACTTTGTATGTTTACAAGAACCTCGTCCACTGAATCCTGGGCATGTGCAGAACAATCTATCGGTTCCTTCTTGAACCGACACTTCAAAGATACCTGGTCCAGGCGTCTGAGACTGACTCAGGAACACCTGCACTAGTCTTAGTTCTTCATTCACCGCATTCCTCATCGACGTAGGTCTCCTTTTTCTGCCACGATTGGTAAATAGGCAAAAGCTCCACGTGCGAAACTTTCTGTAGCATCACCGTAGAGGCCTGCCCAATCTTCTAGTTTTACGTTTGTTGTAACGATAGTAGGTAGTCCGTTGTTAAAACGAGTGCGAAGAAGATGATGAAGCATATTCTTCTGCCACCCAGAGAGCCCAGCGTGTTCCTTACCAACATCGTCTAGTACAAGTATACGAATGTTGTAGGCGTCAGCCAAGCATTCTCCTAAGACACCATGATAGAGCGTGTCCTGTGCATCTGTCGGGTCATCCATCATGGAACCTTTAAGTTCCAAAAAGTCGTTGAAAGTCATGAAATAGCAAGGTTTTGTAAGGGTATCGCCATCTTTTACACTAAAAGCTTCTATAGGAAGAGTGAGCATCATCTCCTGTAAAGTGGCTAAAGCCAACGTAGTCTTGCCTCGGCCTGGGTTTCCGTCTAACAACAACCCTCTGCCACAGGTTTTGCTACCAACAGCCCTGATAACCAAACCCTTTTCTACAGCCTTAATCCAACGAATGATATTTGTTTTATCTTCTGGGTCAGACTCTACGCAGTCTTCTAATCTCCAGCCTTGCATAGCTGGTGGAATGTTTGCTGCCTGTATCCAAGTACGACGGCGAATCTTTTGCTCTTCTAACTTATACATCAAGACCTTCCCATGATTTAGAAGCTTGCTCTCTTAATGCTACAACGTCTTTATCAGTTCTCAAAGAAGCCTTAGCATCATTTAACATCTGCGGTGCCCGTTTGATAAACATACGCCATATGAGGTCTGGGTTGTCAAGTCCCTTGTCGTGTTTAATAGTTGAGAAGAACCTATCAATCAATTCTTTTTCTATAACCCCATTAGTGTTGTGATTCATGCGCAGGTTTTCAATGCCACCCTTAAACCCACTACGACTAGTCCACTCAGCAATCTTCCAGTTCATTTGCTTCATGTGGTCAGCAAAGTATTCTGCTAACTGAGTCGGGGTCCAGTCCTCAACGGGACGGGAAGCAATGTGTTTAATCTTTTCTACACGACGAGACTCTTTGGCTTCGCGACGCTTTACCCGAGTTTCTTCTTCCCACTTTTTCTTGGCCTCGGCTTCGTCGTCTGGGTCTCTTTGCATTTGCTCTCCTATCGGCATTGGAACCTTATCAAATTCTTCTTTCTCGTCGGACTCCGTCCGACCCTCTTTTAATATTGAATTAGCTCTCTTACTATACGGAGTATTAGCTGAGTGGCTATTCGGTGATATGTAGTTGCCTGTTTTGGCACTCCGTCGGGTTGCCTTTTTGGCACTCCGTCCGTGTGCCATTTCGGCATACCGTTCTACCACAGCCTGACCAGCCTCCGTGATTAGGACCTCAGACCAGTAATGACCGTTGCCTGTACGCCCCTTAGAAAGGCTTATAAGGCCATTAGAGCGGAGTTCCGTAAGGCCTGTACGGACGGACTTAACCCCAGTACCAAAGGCCTCTGCAAGGCCCTCAGCGCCGTTTATAGCCCCGTATCGGTTTATATGTACCAGCAGGCCTAGGGCCTTAGGGCTTAGGTTTTTCATTCGCCTTATTCCACTCCTCAATCAGTACCTTAGCAAAGATTCGAGCCACCGCTTCAACGCCCTCATAGAGGCCGTCTAGGTCTTCCAGCTCCTCTTCGTCCTCTTCATACTCCTCGTCGTCTTCCTCTTCATCCTCCTCTTCCTCTTCTTCGGTTTCTACCTCAGCAATAGGAAGTTGTTCTTGTTTAGGTACAACAGGGGTAACAACAGGTACCGCGTCTTGAGTTGCGGTCAAAGGTCCAAGACCATTAGTTAAATCAAAACACGGGATGTTTGCATCTCTACAGTGAGTAAGTATTACTTGTGAGTCGCCGTCTTCATCTGCCCACAGAATAAAGGCGGATGGGTTATTTCCCTTTGCCTCATCGGCAGCAGAAGCAAAAGGTTCAGTAGTTAGTACAGCACTAGATGATGGGATGCTGTCGTGAGACGCCCCCTCTGGAGCAAAGACAACAATATCTTTGCCATTGTCTTTTGCATACTGTGCAGCAAAGACTTGGCCTTGAGATGGTTTATCAGTGTAGGGAAGAAGAAGAGTTCCACCCTCACCGTTTGCATAGTAATAATCTTCCATCAGAGCTTCTATGTTTGCTCTGCTAGTTGTGCCGTTACCAGCAACGATTACAAAATATTTAGACATAGGTCCTCCTTGTATGGAGACCCGATACTACTGTTCTCTTAGGGATTGCACAACGGCTGGGCGATAAGTTGCCACACGTTCAACTGCTGCTAATAGGGCAGAGCCTAGGAAAGCTCCCGCTACCGCATACAGAATAAAGCCTTTGATAGTTGAAGCTTCAACTAACCATGTTGCAATGCTTGAAAAAAGAATTGAGGAAATAGCGTTCATAATCCTATTACTGATAAATATACTCAGAATAGAAATTAACGGCTCTATCGTCGCCAATAGAAATCCCGTAAAACAACCAATCAATATCAGGTCTAGCATGCCGCTATCCTACTACGTCTTTGGCTGTGCCAGGTAAACGGCGTACGATGCCCCCAGTCCAACATACTCATCAAGGGCACCCGCGTTAAGGCGCTTTTCAATAGAGACTCGGTTCTTGTAGTAGTGGCTGCGCCCAGCGTTAGGAGTGCTGCCTTCCCAGAAGAGCTCAGCTGTTGAGCTAAAGCCAGTGCTACCGTCAAAGTAATCTAATACAAAGAAGCTATTTTCAAATAGAGCAGCGTCTGTATAGATAATGTCTCCAGGTGCCGCAGGCTCCCACACCAGCTGTACGTGTGCATAAGCTGCATTAGACGGAGCTATGGCGGTTACAGAAGGTCTCACCCACCCAGTTGTTGAAGCGGCTCGAGAAGTTCCCTGAGAAGTAGATATAACAGTCTTATTGCTGTTGTACCAAACAATTGCCGCAGAAACCGAAACACCAGACTGGCCAGCTTTTACATAAGAACTAAAGCTATATGCTGTATCTGGATAGTGAATGTTAGTTAAGTCAGCGCTAGTTGTAGTTGACTTAACAAGTACTTGAGTAGTTCCAGAAGAGGTAACTCGTAGAGCATTTCCAGATTTATAAACCTGCCCTGTAGTAACCGTGGCTGAGACATTACCGCCTGTGACAGGGAAAGAGATAATGTTATCTCCAGCAGAGTTTAAAACCCTTACTCCGTCAAAAGGTGCACCCATATTCTCAATAACAACAGAGTCGTTTGATTTAAACGTATGAACCACATCCGTAGTTAATGTTGCAACCCCACCAGTTACTACTTTGGAGGTAATTTGATACGAGTCTAAGTTAGGCTCAGCGCTTCCGCTAACAACGGTAGCAGTAGCGTTGGTTACAGACCAGGGGGTATAGGGCGACTCAAACCTAGGATTTAATAGTTCGTTAATACGGTTGGCTTTTAATGTAAGGTGAACTGTTCTAGCGTCATCGTACGAGGTCACTGAAGCTGCCTGTTCAAACTGGCAGGCATCAAAGTAGTGATACTCGTTGCTGTTTCCAGCACCTACAGAAGATAAAACAAATTGAGGAACCGCGTAATAACACTCTTGACATCTTTGTACAGTGATTTCAAAACCAGAGCCAGTTCCGCCAAGGTTAGTATTGCTTACAGTAAAGACTGTGGTTGTATCGGCACCAGCTCCACCATTAGGAATAGAAATAGAGGCTACAGCCCCGTTGTCAACAAATATATTTGCTAATGGAGCAATGGTTGGTTGCTTACCAGATACGTATACTAAAGGCACATTGGTATAAGAACCGTTTACATACCCGCTTCCTGGCTTAGTAATAGCATTTAAGAACAGTCGTGTAGGAGCTCTGTCTGTTACAAAAGGCCTAGCGCTAAAAGTGTTTGTAGAGTTAGTTACGCTATTGCCTGTAGAGGTAGACATCAACGCGCCAAATCTGTCGTACCATTTAATAGCTGCCTGTATAGAACGACCAGTTCCGCTAGAGGCTGTGTATCCGCTAAAAGTATATTCAATACCAGTTTTTACAGGTATGCCTAATGTGACGGGTTTTGCGTCTCCACAGGAAATATAAATTTCCGCAGGCTGTGTTGCGTTAGCGTTCTTAACAGCCAAAATTCCTTTTCGTTTATTTGGAAAAAGAGCTGGAGTTGTGTTCTCTACCCAAGGATTTGGGTTAGGAACAACGTAAGGAAACTCTTCAATTGTAAAGTTATAAGCACTTCTTAATGGGAAGTCTGCTGCGGTAAGGGCAAAATATATAGAATCTGTATCTACTGATGTAATAGTCTTAGTGGTTACGGGACTATTAAAGATAGGGAACGGACAGTTAAATATAAATATCTCTTGTCCAACTCCAAACCCATGGGTACCAATCTTTAGACGAGCTTGATTAGAGACTATAGATACAGCTGATATTTCTTTTCTTCCAATTTGAGAAAGCAAAGAGGAAGAGTTTGGAGAGGTCCAGTGTCCAATACCCTCCTCAAAAGAAGAGTCGTTGTAGTCCAACATTATGTTGTGACTTACGGTTATTCCTTCTACAGATGGGTTTGGAGTAGTTGCAAGTGGTTGTGGAACTCCCCAACCAGTGAACCCTTTTATGTAACTCTTTAATCCGTCACGGCTGCCCTTAGTTTTTTCAATAAGCAAAACGTCTCTTAGAAGAACCCTCGAACGTTCAAAACCAATCTCAGGCTCATAGGTAACGCCAAATTGGTTTAGTAGCGGTGGGATAAGGACGCCAACTGTTTTTTCGGTATTGTACTTTTCTTTAGATAGTTGAGCTAATGATTTAATATAGTCAAACTTAAACCCAAACACAGATAAAAAGTCTTTTAGGTCTTTGTTGTCTGTGCTAGAGCCAGCAGAATACGGTGATACAAGCTTCATTACATCTGGTAAATAGTCGTATAAACGAGTTTCTGTTCCATAGTTATAGACAGATAGACCAGTTGTTCTTCCAGCTAGTACCCAAGAGAGTTGAGTAGTTTCAAAAACAAAAACTGAATAGTAAAATACTTTAGGTTCGTTTGGTCTATTTACATCTACGTAAAACTGAGGGTCATTTCCCCTAGTAGTTTCAAATATTGTTTGACCATCGTTTATGTTAATTGGGTAACCGTATTTGTTTTTTACAATACGAAGTTTAGCCCAGGCTCCAGTAGGGGTAATCCAGGTAAGATTTACCTGACCATACCCTACAGATTGACCAAAGAAGTCTTCAGCAACAAAGCTGATTGGGGAGTCAGGACCGTAATAGCTTAAAGGAAAACTTTTAGCGCTATAGTAATCAAGACCGTAACGTGCCATTAGATAACAATACCTCCAGAGGCCGCAATGGTTAGACTAGATAGTTGAGGTAGCTCGCTCTTAGCGCACTCAATGTCGTTAACTTCGTATACAGTTACCGAACCAACAGCTGCGGTAGAGCTAACATTTGTAGCAACACACTCAAATGAAAATGTGTTGTTAGTCTTAGCAGTAACTCTAAAGATTCCGTTAAACGTGCTATCAACTCCTGTAACGCTAACAACCTGACCTACAGTAATGTTGTGGTTTACAGAGGTAGTAAGAGTAGCAACGCTATTGTTAAGCGCCTTATTATTAATAGTAAATGTTTGGTCATTTGCAGTTCTTACAAGCTTTTGTAGGTTAGCTCGGCTTACGCCTTCCACAGAGTCAATAGTCTTTAGTACATCTGTATAACCAATGTAGTCATTAAACACAACGTTATCAAAGGCAAATAGCTCTCGTACCGCATCTTCAACAGCAGCTTTAACCTGGTCTTGTCTATATGTTGGAAGAACAATAATACTTCCTACAACTGTACAATTTACGTATGATGGCGGTTGCAGCGTAACAGTGGTTCCAGCAGGAATCTTATCTACTAAATACTCTTCAATATCTGTCTTTAAATTATTAAAGACTAGGGAAGAAGTAACACCGTCGCTTTGTAAACCGCTGTCACCGTATGGGGCAAAATAAACAGTAACGCTGCTATACACGTCGGCTGTTGATATAGCTTTAGCAACACCAGCTACCTGAATTACAAGAGAGGCGTAGTCTGAAAGAGATACCGCTCTGTTTAGTGCTCTAATAGATTTTGGAGCATTGACTCTAATAGAGTCTGTAGATTCTTCATCTGCTCCACCAACCGCTGCTCCAGAAAGCAATCCAACATCTTGATTGTTTACTGAAAGACCTGCTACAGCATTTGTTTTAATAAACTTAATTGTGTTAGCTGGAATATTTCCAGAAAGTCCGCCACCAACTCTATAAGTAGCAGTCATCTGCACACCGTTTAAAGGTATGCGTCCACTTATGTTGTCACCAAATTTAATAAAGGTTGTTTTTTCAGAGTTAGTGTATGTAGAAAACACAGGGTCATATCCACTGTAATCAACCAAATATGGGACCTCGGTGTATACAACACCATTAACGTTTATAGTTATGCTTCCATTAATAACTGGGCTTTCTGACAACTCAAACTCTTGGTTTGCTGTTCCGTCAGATGTTCCAATAACTTCATCATATACAGTCTCACCTTGTGTAGCCGCTACTGTAGCTGAGCCATTATTACCTAAAGCTTTGGCTGGAACTTGAACTGCAGAATCTGTTTCAAAAATTACTTGTGTCACAACTCCGTTGTTAGTTACGTTAGCAGCAATTTTTGTTTTAGCTGGAACAGTAATAATGCTGGCTGTTGAATTTTGAAAAGTAAGCAGTACTGTAGACGGGGTAGTCTTTGTTGGTGTATATCCCAACAGCTGAGCAATCTGAAGCACGCTTTCTCTTTGGCTAGCGGTATCAATAAAAGACTCGTTCACTGTTCTGTCTATATAAAAATGTAGACCATCAGCTACATAAGAGAACAACTCTAGGATGGCCATGCCAAAGTCAGATGGGTCTCTGTTTGTCCATTGCGGAGCAAAGAAAGGGATTAACTCAGTTAAGTCTTCCCTAAGAGCTGCGTAGTCCCTAGAGGTATAGTCAACCTGCGGGATATAGTTTTGTTCTGCCATTATCTAACCTCCAGTACCTGTTCTGCAGCTCTGCTTAGGATAGCAGTATTGATAGTTACACTCTCTGCTATACCGCCGCCGCCGTATGTATAAAACACTTCAAAGCTATCAACCTGATTGTTCTCGTACTTGTATTTAATATCTGTAAGCTTTAGCGGAGATAGCCACACTGAGAATGCCTTGCTTACAGCCTCGTTAATAACAGACTTAGCGATATCGGCGTTTTCAAACACCGCGCCTTTTGCACTGCTTCCGTAGTTAGGGCGCATCACTCTTTCTCCAAAGTAGGTCATGACCGCAATAGTTACTCGGTCCTGCCATATCTTTTTAGGGTCTGTGCTAACGGTCAATGAGCCGTTAGAGTTAAATGAAAATGGCAAAGATATTGCTGCTGGTGTTTCCATTAGAGTTCTACTCCCATCCATACTGGAAAGTTAGGGTCCCCACCAATAAACATAACCCATACTTTTTGACCAAGCTTTGGTACCAATCTGTGTGGGGTGTGGTGTGGTTGGTCCGTTGTTATTTCCTGGTCATCGTTGTGCTTATTGTCCTCATCAGGGTCGGTCTCGTGTGGGTGGTCTAAAAAGTATGTAGTGTCTGGACTCTTACCAGTGTGGTTGTTGGTGTGTGCAAGGTTAATAGTAATAGAGTGACTGTGAGAACCGCCCCCAGTAACGCCAGGAACACCGTTGCTGGTAGTTCCAATAGTCTCAGAGTGATTAGCGTGAGCCTGTAACAAAGCCGCAACCTCAGATGCTAAATGTTTCTTATGGTCTGGGTGGTTGCTATTAGAGGTTACAGGAAGGCAGGGTCTAGCCCATTCGGTAATGTCTTCACCAAGCACCTGCGGCACCTGTAACTTAATACGGTTTTCTTTATCTGGGTCATCTACGTCTGAACAAATGCCTTCATATAGACCGTAAAACTTTTCGTTATAGTTTTTCATCTGGTCCTCGCTGCTGCTTTTTGTACTCTAGCCGCTATGACGGGTGAGCGTTTCTTTTCTGGGTTAGCTGATTTAGATTTAGATAGGTTTTTAGAACCCGTCTTCCAAACAGCAGTACTATTTTTGGCACTAACTATTTTAGGCCTATTTTGTATTTTTCCAAAACTGCCTTTAGTTTGAGGACCAATCTTTATACCTGTTCTAACTAGTTTTGTTTTTGGTCTTTGTCTAGTTTGTTTTTTACCAGGAACAATTACTCTCTTTGTGTCTGCATCTGGGGCTTCAACTGTTTGTCCGTCATCCCAACGAACTGCTCCGCCAAGAGAGTCAGTTCCAACAGTTAGTGTGGTTGTATAGGTATATACCTTTGTTTGAGTTTCTTCGTAGTGGTGTTCTGTACCAAGCACGGTCCAAAAACCAGAATAATCTTTACCAAGGTTTCCTAGGTACACTGGCATTCCTGGTCTTAAACGTGTTTGTCCAATAACTTTAACCGTGGCTCTGTATGGAAATGCGTTTCTTAACTCTGCTGCTTCAGCTTCGTAATCCATAATCTCAAGGCTAGGAGCAACTGCATCAGTGTTGTATCTATCAAAGAACTCATCTTGAGTCCTGCGTCTGGTTACCTTACGTCTTTTTTGTCTAGTGGTTTTTAATGCGGACTTAGTAGTTTTGTCTACACCGCCTACAGCAACTGCGGCTTTAACGTCGCCATCGTAATTTATAGAGTCTCCAATAATTGGAGTAAAACTATATATACCACCAAACCCATTACCAACAGGCTTTTGAAAGAATCTAGGGGCCTGAGCTCGGTACGTCTTATAGTCTTCTAATAGTGGTTGAAAGTAGATTTCTGTATTTTCTGTGCGCAACCCCCACCCAACTTGCTTTGCAAGTTTTACAAGCATTTGCCAATCCGTTAATCCTGGGTGAGCTATTTGTTGGAATATGCGTGGATGAGGTTCCGCAATAGCAACAAGTCCATGTTTATTTGCTATTTCTTCCACAACCATATTTGCTGTTACATTTTTGTATGACAATTGACTTGACTGTTTTAAAGGAAATGAACCTCCAATGCAGTGGACAGTAGCAAAGTCTTTTCCTGGAGTTTTATTTGCTTCAACGTGATGAACGTATCCATAAAAGTCTCTGCTATCTTTTGCTGACCTTAACACAACCTCAACTGGTGTACCAGGTTTAACATTATCAAAAGAGTAAGCCCAGTCTTTAAAAGTCATAGAAATCATTTCATGTTCATAAAACTTTTGATGCAGGGTTAATGAATAAACGTATGTTGGATTTACAGACGCATTAGGAAATCTAATAGATATAAAATTAGACACTAGGTATCCTTAATATTGTCCCATTAGGAATATTTTCATGGTCGTCAATTTGTGGATTGTACTCAGCGATTATCCACCACATTTCAGGACGTCCGTAATAACGATAGGCAAGTTGGTCTAGACGTTCACCAGATAGGTATCTGTGGTTTTGATACGAGGTAAGGCCTAGGTCGTCAAACTCATAGAACACGGTAGGGTTTTCTGATTCACCTGCAACTACTGAAAAAAAGTCAACAGTTGAATACTCATATCGAGAACCTGAAAATATAGACATGTCTACTCCTATACCATTGCCGAACCAGCAAAGCAATCAAAGGCAACAGATACCGTACTTCTAATTGGCACCATGCCTTCAGTAAATGCAGTGTGGTTTATTGATAACGAACTAATCCAACCTACATAAGACAGTGCGCTTTGGTTAGTAGGGTCTAGGGGGTCCCCACCAAATTCAAAAGCAAGAAGAGAAGGTTGTAGGTATCCAATGTCTGCGGTCTTCTTACCTAATAAGTTTTTCCAACCACCAGGTTGGTCTTTGCTTGAGACACCATCTCCGTTAATAGCTTTTAAAAGATACTCAATGTCGTGCATGGTACCAATACGAGCGAGCTCTTCTATTTGTTCTTCCATGCTGGGTGTATTAGAAGCTAAGGGGTGTTTACCGCTATTGTAATAATCTGCAAATTGTTTGTACGCGCTGTTTGGATATATACCCCCAAGAGAACGTATACATGCCATGTCATTTGTTCTGTCTAAGATAACAGTAAAAGAAATACTTTCTTGCCCAGGAAACGCTCCAGACACAGAGGTATAGACGTCAGCCGCAGTTGGAGTCACTTCCATATTTCTGTTAACACTAAGAGAGATTGACTCTGGGTTCCAAAGAAATTGAAACCCATACTTATACATATCCTGGCTAAAAGTTATAGCATTGTCCCCTTTGAAATCTCCGTTTTCAAGTCTTTCTTTTGCTTTATCTGCTTCGCTACTTACTTTTCCAGTGTCGTAATCGTATGTAGATATAATTCCAGCATTATCAAAATACCAAAGCCTTCCTCTTCTAAGACCGTGATTAACGATGCTTTCAGCGTAACCATTAACAGACCCAGGAATTACTACCTGAGGTCTTGTAGGAAGACTCCAGTTATGTGGAGGAAGGTTAAATTTAAATCCGTCAGGTGTAGGTATATTTGGAGTTTTTTTGGTTCCAGATGCGCTGTCGCCGCCCTTACCGCCCTTTTTACTTCCTTGACCAAGAGGTCTATTACCTAAATTATTACCACCAGTTTTTTTCTTTTTGTTTGTCAAATACCAAGCAGCACTACCAGCAAGAGCAGATAAACCAGTTACATTGCCAGGAAGACGTGCAAGTCCTAAAACTCTAGAAGTAGCAAGTGCAGGAACAACCGCGGTTGCAAGCTTTCCAGTACCTTTTGCCGCTTTAGCATTTACAGTAGCCGATTTAACGGTTGGATTTTTTGCAGCTTTAACAGCAGCTTTGCTTGCTTTAGTAGTTGTTTGAACTGCAATTTTTGCAGCACTCACTGCACGTACGCTGCTGGAACGAGCAAGTACTGCGGCGCCTACTCTAATAGCACCTAACGCTAACGGAACAGCTAGTGGAATTGGCATTATGACCCCATCGCTTGTTTAAATAAATCTTTGTCTGACAAAATCTTTTTGAGAGCTTCGGCAATGCCCATAGCACCGCTGCCTCCGTCTACTTTAATTGAAACTCCACCCATACTGTAGTTATTAGTTGTTTGAGCTCCTTGAGCTGCAGCTTGTTGCTGCATCTTTTTTGAGCTATCCCAAAAACTTTCTACGAGCTTAGCTAAAGAAGAGTTTGAAGTTGAGCCAGATAGTAAGCCCCCATCTTTTGGTTCCATGCCAGAAAAACCAGCATAGTCGGAAGCCGATTGATTTTTACTAAACTTATATGGGTTCTGACCAGTCTTACCTGTTACCCAAGCTGAGTTATTAATTGCAGCAAGAATCTCTTCTTTATTAGCTCCGCTTTGTAAAGCTTTAACAATATCTGAGTAACCTCGTGCCCCAGCTTTAGCTCCAGTAAGAGTTTCAATAGTTGCGTGTAGTCCATCATCCCAACTATCGTAAATCTTTACCCCAACACTATTCATAGATTTGTTAGAGTACTTATCATATGTAGTGTTAAGAGGGTTGTACTTAGCAGAGTTTTGGAAGTGTCCGCCTTCAAAGTTCTGCCATATCTTCAAAGCTTCAATAGCATCTTTAGTCATAGGCGCATTTAAATGTAACAACATAGCTTTAGCAAAGTCTTCATTAGAAGACTTATCGCTTAACTCTATGTGTCCCTTTTTTCCTTTTACAGCGCCACCAGCATGTCGGAATGGGTAGTTCTTTAATTCATCGTTAGGAATAATTACGCCATCTGTCTTAGGCATAAATAGTTCTGGACCGCGCTCGCCGACAATATATGGACGCTGTTCTTCTACAGGACCGCCGTCAGCCTTAAATATATTAGAAATAGCAGAGGCAATTGGATTTGGAATTAACGAAGCAAAGAAGCCTCCAAGGCCTCCCTTACCAGCACCGCCAAGAGTTTCAAAGAACCCTTTAGTAGCGCCCAGTGCACTAATTAAACCTGTAAACTTTTCTACTTCAGTAAAGAAACCGCTAATGTATGAAATAATTTGGTCAGCCCTACCTTTAGCATCAGCCATAGCTGGAGCAGTTTGAGATATAAACTCTGCTGCTTGTGCTGTTCTTTGGCTCTGCATCTTGGCAGCAAAAGTTGTAAATCCTAGTTGTTCCATTTTCTTTGCAGCTCTTGAATCAGACATACTCATGCCGCCGCTTTGAGCTTTAAACAAAAGACCGTCTTCTACTTGAGCTCTTAGGTATGGGTCATTTCCAAATAGGTTATCAAGCATAGTTGCAAGAGCATTACCTGGTTGCAAAGATATTTGTACGTCTCGTAGCGTGCTACCACTACCACCGTTCTTACGCTTTTCTCTTTCAAGTTTCATCCACAACTCATCAATAATTTGAGGTAGCGGTTTCATGTTGCCTTGGTCATCACGAATACGAATACCAACTGCTCTTAACATGTTTACGGAACGTCCACGTTGTACAGCGCCCTGTGCTTGCATAGCACCTTCAACTCCAATACCAGGAGTTAGGTTAGACATCTGTGCAGCGCCCATGGCAAGCTGTGCAGCGTTTGCTGAAGAGCCTCCATATAATCCGCTTTGTCGCATTACCTGCAAAGAACGAGCAGCGTCAAACTCATCTTTTACTGTGCCTGACTTGGCCATTCTATTTAATAAATCTCTAGTGTCGTTGTAAGAACTAGCGCCACTACCGCTTACTGCCTGTCCTACACCGTTATATGTTCCGCCTGCTCTTCCATAGGCTCCACCAAGAACAAGTCCGCCACGTGCAGTGTATAACTGCATTCTGAATGCTTCATCAACTGAAGGCATGGCAATACCACCAGCGGTAACCGCTGCGGCTGCAATTGTTCCAGCAGTATTAGCTGGCTGTTGAAATACTGTGTTGCCTCTAGGCTGGTTACCCGCAGGTTGTGCAGTGCCACCACCGCCACCACCCCCACCACCAGATGGTGGAGTAGGTCCGCCAGGAGTTGTATTGTTACCAGTATTAGAGAAGGTAGGTTGTGCCATGACGGTATTAGAACTACCGCCGCCACCCATACCAGAGAAAACATTTTTAGCGCGAGA